TGGAGATCATGAGTAGAATTAGACTAGCGTATGAGGAGTTACCTAACTGGTTAAAACCAGGTGTTAAAGAATATGGTAAAACATCTATTGTATTAGCAAATGGTACGAGGATTGGTATATCTACCACAACGGGTACTGCTGCTAGAGGTCAATCTGTTAACTGTCTTATATTGGATGAGCTTGCTTTCATCGAACCACATTTAGTAGATGACTTCTGGAAATCGGTATATCCAATTGTTTCATCTTCGAAAAAATCAAAAATCTTTATTGCTTCAACTGCAAATGGTACCGACAACCTCTTTTATAAGTTATATTCCGGAGCTGAATCTGGTGAGAATGGTTGGGCGTGTGATAAAATTTTATGGAATGAAATACCTGGTAGAAATGAAAAATGGAAGCAAGATACTATACAAAGTATAGGTAGTAACGAAGCTTTCCAACAAGAATTTAATTGCGAATTTATTTCAAGTGGTGAAAGTTCTGTTAATGATGAGCTATTCGAAAAGTTGACAAGTAAGACGAGTGAACCGTTATTTGTATTTGATGATGGTAAGTATCTTTTATGGGATGAACCGAAAGAGGATAGAATATACGTTGCTAGTGTCGATACTAGTGAAGGTTTAGGTAAAGACGCTTCTGTGATACAAATATTGGATTATACAGACCTTACAAACATCAACCAAGTTGCGGTATATCATAATAATGAGATTAGTCCGTATAACTTTACTGAAAAGGTATATGAAGTGTTGCAGCACTGGGGTAACCCTTTAGTTTGTATAGAAAGAAATAATAGCGGTGGTCAAGTAGCTGATATCTTAAAAAATACACATGACTATGAAAATATAGTTTCTTGGGGAGGTTCTTTAGCCAGTAGAAAAAAACAGCAACTAGGTATAATATCACATACTAATACAAAATATAAAGGCGTTGCTAATATGAGATATTGGATTAATGAGCTCGAGTCAGTCCAAATAAACGATAAAAGAACGGTGAAAGAGTTAAAAAACTATGTAAAAGCACCGAACGGTACATGGAATGCAAAGAAGGGATATCACGATGATTTAGTCACCTCACTGATGTGGAACCTTATAATCCTTGTAGAAGATATAGTTGAAACATATTTTGAAGTCATCAAAAAAGATACAAATAATAGGCCTTTAGAGCTACAACAAATGGATTTTGGTATTAAATATTTCATGAACCCGACTTCTTTATATACCAATGAAAAGGAAGGTTTAAGCAATACATTACCTGTTATTATTGGAAATGCTTCTAATACTAATAGTGAGATAGATCAATTACAAATGCAAGGCTATAAAGTATGGGGACCATAAATCAATCACAGTTCAATAAAAGTAGATTAGATAAGTTTTTACTTGTCTTGAATCTACCGCCAGTGCTTAAAGATATAAGTAAACAAAATTTAAGTAGTAGAGATAATAACGTAATTATTGAAGATAGTCTACAATTTTCAGTTTACGGGTCAGTTGTACCGTCAATTCAAGTCCCGTCTGAAGATCTTTATTATGGTGGCCAATCAATGAAAGTATCGAAACATACACGACCTGTATATGATAACGTTACTGTCAACTTTACAGTAGATAATGAGTTTAACAATTATTGGGTTCTCTATAAATGGTTAGACTTACTGAATGATGAAGAGTTATCAAAATTCGATGGTAAAGATATTGCTAATACATTGAAAGTTGAGCCGTATATGAGAAATAATGCCAACTCTCTAAACCCGCCATCGTTGTATCAGGCTGATATAACATTATACGCTAAGGATGAGTTTGATAAAAATAAGGTGAAGTTTGTATATACTAAAGCATTTCCTATCAATCTAGGTGGTATTGATTTTAGTTATAGAAATACCGGGGAAATAGAAACAACCTTTGAATTCGCTTTTTCTCAGCTAAAAGTAGAGCTATTATAAATAGGTTCAGATAATTGATTTACAGTTTTACGTGAAAAAAATGTGATCAATACCATTAAATAATTGTATGCGTACGATACAATCTCCAGGTGTAGAAATTAAAGAAATAGATCAAAGTTTGAGACCAGTGTTACCAGCTGGTACAAATATCTTAGTGACAGGTTTTTCTGATAGAGGTCCAACTGATGAAGTTATTCAAGTAACGAGTCAAAGTGAATTTGAACAAATTTATGGTGTTCCAACGACACCTGCTGAAAGATATTTCTATCACTCCGTTAGACCATTATTCCAGTCTCCTGCTAATATTTTGACATATAGATTACCATATGGATCTGAACAAGGTACAGGTTTTGGCAATTCATATGGTGTTCTTGCTTACCCTGCAAGTGCTGTTAATATAGGTGCAGAAAAAGATGGTGTATCTTATGGCGAGGCTTTTTCAACCTTTAACCAATCTGAATCTGGTGTATTATACCTATTCGGTAAACCAACACACTTTGAATTGACACAAGAGCAATATAACGATATATTGCAAAATAAGACATTTACGTGGCAAAATTCCGGAGCAGCCGCTGGCTCGACACCAACTGAATTTTCTGAATTAGGTAATGCTGGTTTATTAGTTCTTAATAAAGCTCAAACAACAATTGATGAAAGATTCCAAGGGTTTTATGTAGGTATGTTAGATAATACCAATTTAAACCCTGCGACAGATTTCGACGGACTATTAACTGCAGAAACAGTTGCACAATCAGCAACATCTACCAGAAATTATATTACATTACCGTCTGCTAGATTAGATTTCTCTTTATCATCTATTTCTGATAATAATACAAGTACATTTGGTCAGGATGATGATAGTATTTCTGAGATAATGGAAAATCTAAGTCAGTTTGATATTGATGGTGCAGATTTCGACGATACAGTTTCGTTAGGATTGTTTAGATTAAGACAATCACCGTTCTCACCTGATACAATTAAGCTATCTTTTGTATTGAGTGAAAGTTATGTCGGTTCTTTAGATAGCTTTAGACAAATTAACTCACAAGACGGTGGTGTACCACTTAGTTTCTCAATCGATACAAGAGAAGATGATTCACCGAATGTAACAGTATTAACAAATGACTTTATATCGCATAAAGAAGATGGTAGTACTTGGTTAGATATTGACGGTAAGCCGACAAATAAGGTTAGATTCTTATCTGAAAAATTTAGCACTGATGGAAAGGCTCAGCAAAACATTCAAACGTTATCAGCTAGTTACGGTGCAAGTGATATAACAGAGGTTCAAGCTTTGACTGGCGCGTTACGCGGTTCGTACAATAACTTAGGTGGTGCTGATAGTTTATTCCCACTCGGTTCATTTGCAAGTCAAAATGCTAAGACGAAGGATCTTGGAAGCATTCCACAGAAGCTTGATAGATTGTTTGATACTGTTGAAAATGTTGACCTGTTTGATATTGATATAACACTAGACGGTGGTATTAGTACTATTAATGCGGTATCTGAATATCTTGAAAGAGGTACAGGTAAAAAGTATTTCGATGATACGGTAACCGTTTCAGCTATGGATGGTTTCTATACATCGGATATTGTTAACAATCTTACCGAAGAAGCTAAAGACTTTAGAAGTGATTGGAATACGATATTCCAAAGATTTGGTGAATTTGCTGAAAAGCGTAGAAAAGATCACTTGTTTATTGCTGATTTACCTAGACCGATCTTTGTCCAAGGTAAGAACTTCCTTACATTAGGTGATTCGACTAAAAACTTCTCACTAAACATACTCAAACCTATACAAGCACATACAAGTATAGTTAATACAAGTTACGCTACAACTTATGCACAATGGGCTAAAGTATATGATAGTGTATTAGATGATCAAACTTGGGTACCTTTCTCAGGTGTTGCAGGTGCAGCAATGGCAAATACAGATAGTAACTTCCAACCATGGTTTGCACCAGCAGGATTTACTAGAGGTATTGTTACAGGTGTTAATGATTTAGCATTATATCCGAAGCAAAAGCAAAGAGATCAATTATATAAGATTTCAACTAACCCGGTAGCATTCTTCCCTGGTGAAGGTTTTGTAATATTTGGTCAAAAGACTTTACTTAAGAAGCCTAGTGCGTTTGATAGAATTAATGTAAGAAGATTATTCTTATATCTTGAAAAAGCTACTAGACAGACAGTTAAGTACTTTATATTTGAACCTAATACATTGCTCACCAGAACAAGAGTATTGAATACGTTGAATCCAATCTTTGATATTGCAAAGAATACTGAAGGTGTTTATGATTTCTTATTAGTTTGTGATGAAAGAAATAATACACCAACGGTAATCGATCAAAACGAACTTGTTGTTGATATCTACTTGAAACCAGTTAGAGCTGCAGAGTTTATCTTAGTGAACTTCTACGCAACAAAAACCGGTACAGATTTCAATGAATTAGTTGGTTAAACGTAAATAACACATAAATATTACATATGGCAGATACGAGACTTACAGATTTACCAACGGTAACTACGCTTAATGATAGTGATGTACTGTATATTGTTGATAGTAGTGAAAACACTTCTAATAAAATTACATACGGTGATCTAATCAATACTAAGTTTAACGAACTCAGCACAGCGTTTACGCAGAGTATTACTGGTGGTGATTTTACTAATATTCAAACGTTATCTACGAATCAACAAGAATTGAGTTCTACTGTAGAAGATACACGTACTCAAAGTATTAGACTATTCACTTTAACATTCCCGGAAATATCAATTACAACTGGTAATAGATTTTTCTCTGCTTTTGATATTAATGAATTAAAGTTAGAAGCAGATGATACAAGACCGTTACCGGAATTTGAATTATCTGATACTTATACAACTACAATAAGTAGTGTTGGTGGTCTTAGTGGTTTGCAGACAGAAATGTATTTACTTTGTGCTTTCGGTGGCCAACCAGCAGTAGAGTTTAATTTATATAACAATACAGGTGCAACTGTAACAGTACCAGAAAATACTATATTTGCTGTCAATAAACTTGCTACCTCGTGATTAAATAATTAATATGGCAGACACAACACAAACAATTCAAGGATTTTATACGCAAGCTCAAGCTAAAGATTTTGCAAGAAATAATCTTTTCAGAGTGTTGAATATTAATTTCGGTGGTGGTACTGAGGTAAGTTTCGATGAATCGGATTTAGTTTATGCAACAACAGCTGCGTTACCAGGTAAAACAATCAACAATATTGCTGTACCTTACATGGGTCTCAATTTTAACGTACCAGGTACTGTAACGTATGATGGTAGTGAAGGGTATACACTAACATTTAGATCTGATGAATCTCATAACTTGAGAGAAAAGTTCTTGCAAGTTCAAGCAGATACTTTTGATGATGCTGATAGCACTGGTAATTATTTTATGCCAACTGCAGATGCTGTTATTGATTTGGTATTGTTAGATAAGGAAATGAATAGAGTAGCGCAGTATCAACTAGTAGGATGTTCTATTAGAAACGTCGGGCCTCAAGAATATGACGCTGCAGGTGCTGGTGATATAGTAACATTTACGACAACGGTTGCATATCATTATTTTAGAAAAACTGCTTAACATATAAAAAATCTATTTTTTAAAGCTCTCTTTTGAGAGCTTTTTTTATGCATAAATATTATTATGCCAGGTATTTTAAATTCTATAAACAACGCTATACAAGGAGTATCTAATGCGACGAATGGGTTAATTGGCGGTTCTTTAGCACAACCTGGTTTGAGTTTATTAGGTACGAATTTACCAGGTGTACCATTAATAAGTTTTAGAGATCAATTTTTAGATAGCTTAAGTCAATGGACAACATCCATCCCTTTAAACACGCAGTTTATTGTACTGATTGACAATTTTCCAGCAGGTTTAACAACAAATGTTTTACAAAACCTCGAACCTATTGTCCAGCGCACAGGGTTTGATATCGATTTACCTAAAAATGTATCAATCAATTATAAAAATCAAGGTATAGTTGGGTGTATATTTGCAAATGGTTTTAATATAGGTGATGACTCTGTTGAGGCTGGTGCTGCTGATATACCTAATAATAGGGGATTCATTCAAGGTACCATACTTAAAGATAGGTCTGATTTTGCACAAAACAAATTTACTCTTAGTTTGAGAGAAACAAATACTTCTTTTATTGATTTTGTTATAAGACCGTGGGTGATAATGGCATCTCATTTTGGATATGTTGCAAGGGATATGAATAACCCTGCTGAAGTATTAAAAAATCCTAAAACAAATATAACTATAGTACAATATACAAGAAGTAGTGCTGGGTTATCTCAGATACCGAGAAAAACATGGAGATTTTATAATTGTGTACCTACAACTGTTAGTACTAGAGATTATCAGTATGGTGAAGATGAAAGCGTTAAGAACTTTGATACTTCGTGGGTCTATGATAAATATGAGGTAAATAGTAATTTATATATGAACGTTGATGAACTTATAAAAGCTATTAACCCATTCCCATTCTAAAATGAATCAATACTTTTATGAAAATTTCGAAATAACCGAGTTAAGTTATTTTGAATATAAAAATCTGGTTAAGAATTTGTTTACTGATGATTTGTTCATACTAAATCAGGTATTCGAAAATATAATAAAAAGATCAGTTAAAGATATAGACAATATAGACATTTTAAATAAAGTTAAAATACTATTATTTTTAAGATCGTTAACATTGGGTGAAGATATTAACATAATTGTAAGTGATAAAAACTATAAATTAAATGTTAATTCAATTTTAGATAAAATTACAATTAATCGTGGTGATATTATATCAGATAAAGTTGTTTTTAAAAAATCTAATAGTTTTTATATAGATAACATACTAAATGAAGTAATTTTTTCGATAGAAAAGATAGTTTTGGACGATGATGAAATAGATTTTTCTAAATTAACAAATAACCAGAAGAGTATTATTTTTAATGAAATATCAGATTCTAATATAGTAGATATTATTAATAATATTACTAGTAATCTTGAAGAAGATAACTTAAAACTATTTGATATGGATCTCAATTTACATAACGGTGAAATACTCTACTTTTTAAAAAATATTTTTAATACCGATTTAAATAGTTTATATGATTTAGAGTATCATTTAATTCGTAATTTAAATTTGAATACTATTGATTTCCAAAATTATTCTTTAAGTGAAATGAAGATTCTATTAAACAAGCTTAAAGAAGAGTTTAAAGATGAAGAAAAATCCGGTGGTGTTCCGATTAATTAAATGTAAATATATAAATGTCAGATAATAATTTTAATGATATTTTAAGTCAAGTTAAGGGTCTCAAAAAAGAGATTAGTTTCTTTTCACCTACAAGTGATAAAAATTTAAAAATTTACCCTTTAAGTCTTAAGCAACAAAAAGATATCTTAGAAAATACACTTTCATCTACCCTCTCTTTATTATTTTTTAATAATTGTATTTTTAATATTATAAAGGAGAATTTCTCCGGTAATATGAAAGATTTAGATACAGTTGATAGGGTATCGATATCGATATCACTGAGAAATAAAATTTCGAACATCTATAAAGAAGGAGAAGTTGAGGTTAATTTATCTGAGTTAATAGAAAGAAACAGTAATCCGATTAGTTTTGAACCAAAGGAAGTAACTTCAGGAGAGTTTACGTTTAAACTAAAAAGACCGAGTTTAGAACTAGATAATAAAATTAATAACATACTTTTAAGAAAATATAAAAATAGTAAAATAGACGAAAGTAATGTTAATAATGTCATAAGTGATTTATACGTTTATGAATTGGTCAAGTTTATAGACGAATTACAGTTTGCCGAAAATACGATAAAAGTTGAAGATAACATTAACAATACTGTTAAAATTTTAAATGAAATAGATTCTGACAATTTTAAAGAAGTGTTTGATTATATTAATGAGCTTAGAGAAATTGAAAGTTCATTGACAAAGATACCTAATTCAGATGATAATATTTCTATTACTCCAGACTTCTTTATAGTCCAGTAGGGTAATTAAATATTATTAATGGCAGATACTACTTTAAATGATGCATTAAGTTTATTAACAACGGTATCTAGTAAACTCAGTGATAGAATTGTAGCTTTAGAAAAAGCTGTAGGTAAAACTGTAGGTCTAAGTACAGAAGGTATAAAAAAACAACCTGAACGTATCGTTGAAGAAAGTAAACCTGTTATAGTTACTGATTTCGGTGTTAAAGCTAAACAAGATCTAAGAGATGTTTTAAAACCATCAATTATCGGTGAAGGTAAAGATTTTGAAACAGGTAAAGCGGGTATGGGATTTCTTACAAAGCTTATTGGACCGGCATTACTTGTTTTAGGTGGGTTAGCTGCTTTGGTGCAAGGTTTAATGACAGATGGTTCGTTAAAAGGTCTTTTTAATATACTTTCAAAAGGTGGTATTGTTGGTGGTGTTAAATTGTTTCAAAAACTAGCTGGTAAACAAATAGGTAAATTTTCTAGTATGTTTGCTAAAATATTACCAAAAGATTTATTTAAAAATGTTATAGACAGAGCTAAAGGTTTCTTAAAAAGTATAGGTAAATTTTTATTAGCTCCATTTGAAAAAATTGCAGGTAAAGGTGGTTCTAAAGCTTTATTTGGTACGATTAGTAAGCTTTTTACACAAACTTTAACACCTTTATTAAAAAGAATACCAGGTATTGGTTCTTTAATATCATGGAGCTTTGCTGTTAGTAGATTTAAATCTGGTGATCTCGTTGGCGGTTTAATTGACGTAGCATCTGGTATAGCAACTTTATTTCCAGGTATTGGTACGGGTATAAGTATTGGTTTAGATGTATTAAATGCATTTTTAGATTTAAAGAAAGATCCTGAAGAAGTTAAGGCTAAAGGTGAAAAGTTTAATTTAGGTAAATTCTTTGGAAATATAAAAGATGCTATAATGAATAATTTCCCTATAAAGAACTTAGTTGAATTTTGGACCGGTGCTGGTAACGTAGTTAAAGGAAATATGAAAGAAGGTTTTAAGCAGATGGCATATGCTATACCATTCATGGAACCGTTATCCGAATTTATATTCAATACAACGCAGGAATCGAAAGATGAGGATGGTAAGTTTAGTTTTAAGCAATTTTTCGGGAATATAAAAAATAAATTGTTAAGATCTATGTTAAATATTCTTCCTAAATCAATATTAGGTGTCTCTGTCAGGGCACGAGCTGCTAAATTATTAGGTATAGATATGGGTCCAGTAGAAGATGATACACAGTCAATTGAGTTATCTGAAAGAGGCAATAAATTTACCCAGGAACTTAATAATGCCGGTGTTAAAGTTTCAAGCAATGGTGTAAGTGATAGTTCATTAGACAAGGATACGTTTGTGAAAGTAAGCCAGACTAACTTAAAAATAGGTTCTGATCAAATGTTTGAGCTTAAAAAGAATAATATTTTATTGACACAAATTTTGGAAAAAATAAACACCGGTGGTACAGTTATAAACACCACAAATAGTTCTGTAATTCAATCGAGCGATAATAATACTATAAGACAATTTAGAGAAAGATATGCCTAATTAAATATTATTAATGGCAAACTTATGGACATTAAAATTTGGTGTTGAAGAAAAACTACCCCTGCTGGTAAGGTCTGGTACAAATGTCGGTAGTAATATAAGTTTTTCATCTAACAGGGTATATAAAGATCTTAAAGGACCGTCTGACCCAATTGATGTAAATAACGATTTTAATTGGACAAAAAGTCCAAAAAGTTCAAGACAAGATGTACCAAAACTAAGACTTATAGAAAAAAGAATTGCAAAGAATAGTACTGTAAGTAATTTAGCTTATTCCTTATTAGCAAATGTGGATTTAGCTAATACCGTATCACAACAAGGTGCAGCTTCTATTGATTTATTAGCAGGTAATGAAAAAGCTGAAGTTCAAAATAGTTTACAAAATTTAAAAAGTTCTGCTGCGGATTCAGTTAACGATGTTATTAACAATAGTGAAACGTTAACAAAGGTTAAAGGTAAATTGAATGAAGTTTTTGATTTTGAATCTTTTCAAAGTAATGTATTGAGACCGTATAATTATTTGTACGTTACCGAAAAAACAGGATTTGAATATATTTTCCCATACTTAGAAGATGATTATAGAGAATCAAATATAACAATGGGGGAAGATCAGCAAAATATAGCTACTAGTATTCTTGGAGCTGTTAGTGATATAGCTCAGCAAGCTGCTGGTGTCGCTTTAGTTTTGAGACCTGGTGTATATATTGAAGAAGCAAAACAATTTACTATGGGTCAAGAAGGTAGGACGTTAAATGTAAAAATACCTTTACTTAACACTGGTAGCTATGAAGATATATTAAAAAATTGGCAACTTATATTTGGTTTAGTTTATCAAAACCGTCCTGGTAGAATAACAAAAAACTTAGTCGATGTACCGGTAATCTATGAAGCTTTTATTGAAGGCATGGCCTATATGCCATACGCTTATATAAGAGGTTTATCTGTAAGTTTCCTTGGTAATAGAAGAACGATGAAGATAAAGATACCTGTAACAAAATTTACATCAGAGGGTTCGGATGTTGGTGTCCAAACAAGAGAAATAACCACGGTAATACCTGATGCATATCAGCTGAATTTATCAATCACTGGATTGAATGAAGAAACGAGAAACTTTATGTATGAAAGTATAGATAGAGGTCTTGTCACAAGTAAGGTCGCTGCTTTAAAGAATCCAGATTTAGAGAGTAAGATAGATTCTGTAACTAATGCCGGTCCTAAAAAGGGAGATGATATACCAGTTGTAGATAGATAATGAGGAGGGTAATATATGGAAGGAAAATATCAAAATAATATAGATGAATTGCCAGAATTAGAGCTTTATAGATATGAAAATATTTTTAAAGTATATAAAGCTGGTTCTAAAGATTTCTTCTATTATAACATCTTAAAGAAAATTACTTTACCTGATGATTTAAATAATACGTATTTTGATTTTATAGTATTGAATAAAAACACACCATTAACTACAATAAGTTATGAAATATATGGTACTACATATCTATGGTGGTTAATTTTAGTTGTAAATAAAATTGATAACCCGGTAAAATCATTACCTGTTGGTAAAAAAATAAGATTTATAAAGAATAAATTTATAAAAGATATTATAGATAATATAAAGAATCAGTTACAATGATATTACAAAATATAGCAGATTCTATAAGCAATAGCTCTCAGGATAATGAATATATTATTAATAATCAAAAGTATATTATTAATATTGTATTTGTAAACCCTGATGGTAGTGTATTGCCGCTATCTAAAAATGATGTAAGAAGGTTGAGTATAAATGATAATATTTTCAACCCATTTAATGTATCGACTATATCATTCAAAGATAATGATAATTCTTTTCAAAGATTAAAAACTGATAAAACGCAATCTGAATTCACACCAGAATTAAACGTTCTTAATGGTTTTAATTTTAGAGGTGATGGTAGAGATTTTCTATTCATAGAAGTTATACCTATAGAAAATGTAAATGATCCGTATGGTACGCAAGATGAAGATTATAATAAAGTTTTCGGTTATAGAAATTTATTTGTTTGTGTCGATGATAACACGTCTGATGAAAATGGTGATGCGATAAAAACGTTTAATCTAATAGATTTTGATGAAAAACTTTTAAGAGAAAGAAAATCATTTTTCTCATCATCGAGTCTATTAGAAGGAGACACAGCTGCTGGTGCATCATTAAGTGGTACGCCTGTGTTTTTACTCTCTAATAAAGATAGAGAGGTTGAAACTGGTAAATGTATAAAAGCTCTTCTTAAAGATACTTTAATTGCTAAATCATATGAGCAAATTGTTGATGTTATAGACGGTTCAACGCCTGATTTTGAAGATGGTTTGAGTAAAATTTTCTATACATCACCGGCCAATAATACAGCTTTGGACGATTTAAAATATCTTTATAATAAGCATGTAAGTAACAGTCCAGAAAATGATTTTTCACTGCTTAAAAAGGATAATTATACAAATAAGTATACTCTTAAAAGTGTTAATGAATTATTTAAAAACGCTTATAACGACAATGATAGTGCAGGTTTATATAACTTAGAAAAAATAGTTATTACCGGTACTAGTGATAGTGGGTCGTTGATACAAAATTCGAAAAAGACACCTATAACAATTGCATCTTTTGGTGAATTTAGTGAAGTTAAAAATATTAAATTTTTTAATACAGATTCACTATTGAATAGTGATAAATTAGTTACAAAAGCTTTACATTCATATAATTTCGATGGTAAAGAGTTTTCTATAGAAAAAGCTGATACTGATATAGAAAATGTTAGATCAACTTTCGATAAAAACTATGTTAGTAATATGAAAGGTGAGGAAAATAACCCTTTTCCTAATTTTTTAATTAATCAAAGTAAATCTATAAATTTAAGTTTTGTTAACGACTACTCACTATACGGTGAAAATAGTAAAATGAGACTTGGTGAAGGATTAAACAGCATATTAAAAAGTTCATTAGTTAGTAATCTAGCAGTTGAAATAATAGTTAAAGGGCAAATGTTTAGGAAAACAGGTAGGTTTATCAGTTTAGATAGAGAAGGACAGTATGTGGATAATTTATTTGATGATAAGTTTTTAGGTATATACTTTATCGTCGATGTTGATCACGAGTTTATAAATGATACAGATTATGTAAATAAAATTTTAGCTATAAAGACATACATTTATAAAGACCCGAAATTTAAGGAGGATCTACTATGAGTTTTAATACAACTAGTTTACCGGAATATTTAGACACAGTGGTGTTTCAGACGTCAGCGTTCTATGAAAATAGTTCGAACTTATTAGATGTGTTTAATGATTATTTGGTGGAGTTGAACTTAAATCTAGATTATGAAAAGGGTAAATCATCTGGTGATATATTTGAAAACAATGTCAATTTCTTTAAAACCTTAAATAGCGATAATTTTATTATTAATGGTGTTGAAATAGATGATATATTTAAAAATTATTATATCGAAAAATATAACAGTCTCTTTCATACGATAAAAAAGAGTGTAAGTTCATTTATCGGTGATAGTAATATCTATTTTAAGAATTACTCTGACGATGTTGGTATATTAACAGATTCCTGCTGTGTGATAGATGATAGTATAGTACCATTTTTTGACATTTTTAATGAAGATATTGAAATACCAGATAACTTAAACAGTACTATTTACAATAAGGTCACAGATAATAATAAAATATTACAACTTAAATTTAGTAAGTTTAACAATGCTATACTTAAAAACAATTTAAAAGATATTGTTGATAGTAGCGATGTAAACGACGTGAAGACATCGCATGGTTATAATTTAGTAACTGACTATTTTTACTACGATAGATTTTTTAAGTATAAAGAACCGATAGCGCAAAATATAACACAAATATTAAAAGGTTTGGGAGATTATATCCTTTTCATAAAAAATTTAAACAAAAGACAAAACTCGTCAAAAGCTTCGGTATTCGGTTTTAACGCTAAGGTTGAAAATGTGGAAGAACAAATAGATATACTTAAAAATAAAATCGCCAGTTCACCTTATACCACTAATGATATTCTTTCGGCTTAGTCTTTTTCGACATCCGCATCTATAACTTTAGCTTCATCTAAAAGTTGTTTTAATAGTTCTTCTCTATTAATAGTTAACCCTAATGATTTTTGAGTTTCTTGTTGAAGCTCTTTTTTACTCTCAATATCCATTTGTTTAACCTGTATTTTAGCTTCATTAGCTTTATCTTGCAAGAGTATCTTATTTAAACTTTCAATAGCTGATGCAGAGGCGCCGACTAATTTACTTAACGCATCAACATCTTTTGAATCCGGTGCTGATGTTATAAACTGTTTAACTTCTTCAACATAGTCAACAGTCCCCTTGATTAATTTCCCTGAATAATTTAATAAGAATTTTTCTAATTCCTCTTTATCTAAATTAAATTCATTTTTTTGCATTTCTTTATGTGCTACATTAGCACCTTTTAACTGTGAAAGCAAATCATTAACAACAATATCGACATCTTCATCCATTGTAAAAATATTTATTAATAAAGTTGAATAATTAAACTAATACAATATAATAGGGTATATGGATAATGTAACTATTAAATTT